TGATTAATAACGGCATCTGAAATGTTCACGCAATTGTCATCTCCATACGAAACCATAGCAACGTGCTCATTGAAAGCCTTCATCGTGCGAAGTTCACTCGGAACAACAGTGAGCCATACGTATCGCATGGAGATAGAATTGTAGAGAGAATTGAGAATTGCGGTGACAGGACATCCAGAAGGTTGTGAATGAGTCCACATGTAAACATTGTCCTCACAAACATGAATCGAATTAACAATCTCCTTCCATAAAATCCGCCGAATTTGAGCATTCTCTTCTCCATCATCATAAAAGTTGTTCACAATTTCGACAATTTCTGCAAGAATCTCCAATACAAGAGTCCCATCAAAGTTGGAAAAATCTCCCGCAATCACTTTGTCACCTTTGCTGCACAGCCTTTCGGCAGTCCTTGTCCAATCCGGAGAATAGACATTTGTCCCAATAGAAATTTCATTGTCAATTCTATTTTTGGCACAATGTGCAGCAAAGCCGAGAAAGTATTTACGAAAAACCAACGTGTAAACCATAGGGCCTGCCGAAAAGACTCGTGTCTTTGCAATGCGCACTTTCTCTAATGGACGACGTTCGTCCTTGAGTGTGTCTGTCCAAACAGTTGGTGATCGCACATTGTTTCGGGCATTCTCAATGACACGAGCCATTTCAACCTTGATTTCCGGAGCCAGCTTATATTCGGAGTCTCCCAACCAACGCATTTTGCCAGGCATGCCTTGTTTGTCTTTGGTCAAAGGAAAACCAGGTGATGATTTGCGGTTAATTGGTGCCAAGAATGGATCTCCTTCTACACCGGCCACAGCCTCATCATCTGTCAATATTCGTGAGTGGTCTGGCTCTGGTTTCGTGTTAACGATGCGTTCGACGTCATTGAGAGCAATAGCCAAACGCTGCGAATCCAACGGCGGTGGAACACGGCCGGCTTTCTTAAGCCCCTGCTGCATAGGATCAATCAGGACGCCGTCTACCATTCGAGGCCCAAGAGCGCTTGGAGCTGTAATGGGCTCGGTGACGAGTCCATGTACTGCACTTTCACGAAGAGCTGTTCTAGTTGGAGACGCAACCTTGTAGATAGCCTTTCCGACTGGAACAAAATCACCTTCTGGCAAAGCAATCTCTTCCCCTACAATAGGTGTCCTCAGCAACGGATCCAAATTCAACTTAACCTGAGCGTCAAGACGAATAGATGCAAGACCACGTTTGATATCATCGATGTTCAATGGTGAAGACATTCCAAATCCTTGCGCTCCCGCAACGTGGATGCCGATGATCTTACGAGCAAGACCAGTGTGGATTCCTATCAATATAGCACCACAGTCACCATTCTTCGTTTCAAAGCTGTACTGATAGGAAGTTCTAAGTTTGTATGAACCTCCACGTCCATCCTTGTAAGTCCTGACAACATTGGCAGCACGAACCTGCCCATATTTCATGGCCACAACTCCATCAGCGGGTGTAAGGAGACATCCATTGATGGTGTTGAACTTCGTCAT